TCAATGAATACCCCCTGATAACTCATTAAATCCCATTGGTATTGACCGGAAAGACGATGGTTCAAAACCAAGTTTACGGCTCACTCCTGTTGCGATTTCATTAAATGAATTAGCCTTGCCCATAAATTCCACCCGACCATCAAATAACGTATCTTTGATTATCACCTTCACCATATACCGATAAAGCGGTGAAACTTCCGGGCTGACTGCCACTTCACGATCCAGAATATCCAGCACCCATTTACGGAATTGTTTTGCGACCGGCGTTGATGCGAACATTGCTATCAGGTGAGCGCCGCGCAGTGAGAAAAGGCGGACAACCATATCGACTGTACCGGTTTTTCTAACGACACTCATTTTGAGGGTCGTTGTCATTGCGTTGGTAAACTCGTCAGTGTTACGTGAATAAAGTTGGCTGATTGCATCCGTTTTCTTATAACCAATGGCCTTTGCCAGTTCCGCAGAAGTCAGCCACACCTGACCGTTTTCAGTTACTGGTTTAAACGTGAAGTTCTGGAAAGTTAAGTCTGTTTTCGCTACACTGTTCATGTCATTTATTCCTTTCGCGGGATTACTTGATACTGAAACCTCAATTGTTTGCGCAGTTGGGGTTTCTTCGTTATTGGGCTTCATACATCACCTTTCCGAGCAATCCATACGCTTTTTTGAGCTGATAGATAACCTCTGTATTAAACTGCCGGCTTTCCTTATCACCATTCTCTTCAATTAATCGACAAAGCTCATCCGGGAACCGAATTCTCCGCTGAGACATATCTTTTGCTTTCTGCATTATTCACCCCTTTATTATTTAGCCCCACCGTGAGGCATGATCGAATTGTCACACCGTGCGGCATTGAAGTCAACCCCACCGTGGGGCATAATTTTGTAATTCGTGATTAGCAACTAACTGAGATCAGCCATGAGCAGAGAAGACCCGCAATTACGCGTCAGGCTTCCGATTGAATTAAAAGAAAAAATAGAGGATGCAGCGAAATCAAATTCTCGCTCCATGAACGCGGAGATCGTTCAGCGCCTTGATATGAGCTTTTTAAATGAGCCACCAAGTGATGAATTGATCTCTGCACAAGACGCCGCACACATTGCGAGCAAGGCGAGAGAAGAATTGTCAGGGGTTATTCTTAAAAAGACATTCGATGAGATAAATAAAAAAATACGCATTGGCCATACCCAATTTTGCGTTTCACTTAGTGAATTTGAGCTGGACACCCTCGATGACGATGATTTTTTTTCAGTATTAGATCCTACACTCAACAGGCTGAAAGAGCTTGGTTATGAGGTTCCAAAGAAAGCATTTGATTGCGATGGGTTTTTAGTTGAAATACCTAACAAGCAACAGCCTACTGACTTCGATTAATCGGAGATACGGACAAAAAATAAACACGGCTCTTAGTCAGGGCTGAACACCAATAGCTAACGTATGAATGTGTTCGGATAGTGATGAATGCAGTGAATCATCTTTATTGTATGGCAGCGTGTTGTTTAATATCGGCTTTTCACCTGTTCGCTGAGTGTAATATTTTACTTCACCGTTACAGAACTCAGTGATGATAAAGGAGCCTTGAATAACCTCGTCAATGTACACAAGTTTAAATAACTGTTTTTTCTGATGATGACCTTTCACATCATCCCGATTTAAATAGATGTCTAATTGGTTCATTGCTTACCTCTGCATAGTAAAAAGCCCCTTCCGGGGCTTAGTCACGCCTTCTTCCTGCTCACCAACCGGCGCCTACCCTTAATCAGATCATCGTTGCGGGCATCGTCGGCCTTAGTGATGGCAGCTATCTGCATTAAGTTATGCTGTATTTTCTTTGATGCTAACTCACCATTGAATTCAGCCGCCTTCTCGTTGTAGGCTAAAGCTGCATCTTTTTTGCACTCAAAGTAACCGATAAACTGAGTTTTCTTGTTGACCGTGATTGATGCCAGCCACTTTCTCTCTCTTTTTGCCCAATGCACTCCGATAAATCCACTGGAATTTCCCTTTGTAACACTTATGTTGGACATATTTCCTCGGCGATTGACCAACCTAAGGTTTGAGATTCTATTATCTGTTTTATCCATATTGATGTGGTCAATATCGGTGTCAGGCCAATACCCATAATGGATCGCCCATGCCAACCTATGGCAATAAAACAAGCTATTATTGAAGCCAACCGCAAGATAACCATTGGTTAATGCGCCGCATTTTTTACCTGCATATCTTGTGTTGAATATTTTGTAAGACCTGTCGCTTTTAAATAGCGATCTCGGCCTATTGCGCCAAAAAAATTCACCTGTTTCGCGGTTATAAGTGACAATATCCCTGAGGAGGTCTATATCGATAGTCTTCATATACTCTCCATTACTGTGCCTTATTCTTATTTCGGCTTACAAGCCTTTTCCTGCCGCTGATTAAATCTCTGCTTCTTTCGTCGTCTATATCCATGATTTTTTGGTACTCATCTTTCGTGAAGCCTTTCTCATCCGGATATTTCGCTTTCAGCATCATCACGAACTCGGTCATTGTGAGTTGTTCCGCTTCGCTGCGGGCGATGTTGAAATGCACGCGGGCGGCACTGATGTAATCGACGGCGTGAAACTCGTCGGAGTATTCATCTTTGCCTTCGTTGCGCTGGAGTTTGCGCACCTTCGCCTTGCCGATAATGCCGTGAGTCATTAATTCACGCGCCAGCAGGATGATATCGCGGTAATGCATGGCGCCCTGACGGTACACCATGCCGGATTTTCCTGGTCGCCATTCGCCGATAACCTCAGTACAGTCATCGTCACAACATGCCTGCATCACGTCCATTGCGGCCGATAAAATGCCGCGCCCGTAAACCGGCTTATTTAACAGTGCAATCAGCCATTCAGGGACAGCCCCGTAAGCGTCTACAGCGGACGCAATAATTTGCTGTACCTCTGCACCATTTAATCGTGTAAACGTGCTCACTATCTCTTTTGACGACCCGATTTGCGTCATAGCATCCAGTGACGGGCGGAACAGGTAATCATTTTCGGCAGTGGATATCACCATCTCGCCGTATTCTAAACGCGGTGTCATATATCCTCCTGAACATTATCAAGGGCACCCGGAGATGCCCTTTGTAATATTTAGGCCGCAGTGACTGTAACGACACACTTCGCCGTTTTACTTCCATCTTCCGATGTGACATTGATATTCGCGGTACCGGCGGCAACACCGGTTACAGTGACGACATTCAGCAACTTGCTGACGGTAGCGAAGTTAGGCTTATCGCTGACCACCTCGTAATTTTTGTTTGTTGCGCCAACCGGATTAAATCCGACTGTGAATGTTGCAGTTTCACCGGCTTTCACTGTCAGTGCTGCAGGAGTGGCGGTGATGCTCTGCACCACGATTTCTTCCTGTAACCACTCAAAGCTGTCAGCATCTGCCACTTTCAGCTCACCGGAGTACGTGGCGATTTCTTTGGTCGGGAACTCCATAGACCATGACGTGAAGTTCATATAACCCTGAATCACATCACTGCCGTCGCCTTTCATATCGAGCTGAACCCAATATGACGGCTGACGACTGGCCTTGACTTCAGCAAGGATTTCTTTGGCAATATCAAAAGCAGACGTGGAGCCATCAGCACCTTTGCGCTTCAGTTCACCATCAAACTTAATGGTTAAATCCAGACCGGTCACGATAGCTTCGGTCAGCCCTTTTGTGTCGTCTGCTTTGGAGGTAACTGTTTCAGTACCGTAATCCAGCCCTTTGCTGGTCAGCGCTCCGAGACGCAGAAACGCGGACTGTTCAGGAACCGTACCTGGGCAACCGGGCGCAATACGGAGAATGCCCGCATTACCCATCACCAGGCCTTTATCATCAGGGCATTGTGCCATGTTATAACCTCTTTATTTGCAAATAAAAAAGGTCGCATAAGCGACCCTGTTTGAAGTGTGTTTGTTTAAGATGTGCAGCGGAAGGTCAGAGGAATCCAGTACCGCCCCTCTGCCGTCTGAACAGGATTCACGAACCCAGAAGTGTTGATGATGAAATTCAGGCCATGAGACTGAGCATGACACCTGACATAATCAAGTATTTCATAGGCTCTCTGAGCGACAAATTCGACCCAATTCTTACCTGAGATTAACGACACGGCGAAAAAATCGTCACCGCCAAGATCATTGATTCTGCCGGTTCCGTCCCGCTGCTGAAAAACCATGTACGCATCCAGATCGTGCCCACCGGATTCTGACCATTCATAGTCCTGAATGATGAAGCCGTCAGACAGCCCTGACTCAGAAAAATAACGTTTAACCTGTTCAATTGTGGTCATATGCGCATTTCCTCAGCGACAGCCTGGTCAATCATCTGCTTCGTTTCCTCAAATCCTTTGGTGAGGAATTCCTTCTTTGCTGTCGGCCTGCGGAAACTCTGCTTCACATTCGGGTCGTGGACGAAAACGGCATAGGATGCTGAGTAACCAACACGTCCGGTAAACAGCGTTCCTTTCACCTCCACATCACGGAACTGAGAGTTGATCAGTGCCTTTGTATCAATCGGGGTATATACCGCAGCCTGTCTGCCGCCGATATCCAGCGCACGATGCATGGCCCTGCTGACTTTCTTTGATGTGATGTTACCGACCAGTGCATTCAACTCAGCAACCGCACGGTTAATGCCAATTACTTTCGCTCCCATGTCACACCGCCGTTGTTAGTGTGTAGTCATCCTTCCCGCCATTAATATCGCGGTCGCGGTCAACAGCTTTGATTCTACTGGCTCCGGCTGCTGACGGGTCCCGCCCGCTGTGTTTGCCGATAGCAATATAATCATCCTGTGTTGCGGCGCTATATTCCGTCCAGATAACGTTTTTGATGATAATTTCAGTGCCTACTGTTTTTGTGCCATCACTCATCCTACTTCCGTAATCGCACCGGATGTGGATTGGTTCTGAGAATTTCGGCTTACCATAACTGTCTTTGCCTTCAATCTTCCAGATAGTCGCCCATCCCTTGCAGAACCGGCGCAGGATTTTACCCATATCACCCCCGGTTCACGTCAAACTGAATAATACCGACTGGTCGGTCAATGGGCAGATTATCTGTGCATCCGGCGGTATCCAGCGCGGATAACAATTTCAGCAATGATTTCCGGCCGTCAGCAAAATACTGATATGAGACTGACGCACCGGACGGCGCATGTTCTGATGCAATTTTACGGACATCAGCCGCCGACAAAATAAGGATGACGGAATACACCTTAATCAGCGTCATCACTGCATCCGTGTACCCAGCCTTATCAAGACATCCGTCAATACTGTCCACCACAGACAATGCGGCGGCAACCGCAAAATCAGGGGCCTCAAACCCCATCATTTCCAATTGCTCGCCTATCTGCTCCGGACTGATTTGTACTGCCATATCACCTCCGGATTATCACTGGTGATTATTTCGTGGATTTACCAGCCTCGTCACCTGTACCAGCATCTTTGCCGAACGTCACCATAACCCCGGCGGTGTCTTTGATGCTGGTTGAGATCTGTTTCCAGTTAGCGATCGTTGCCACCTGTTCGTTGGTTGGTGACTTGACGCTGTCTTTCGCCCACTGATAGCCGCGCAGACCAACAGTGAAATCATATTCACCCTGCATCAGGGCCTTAATGTTTTCCTGTCCGAGAACGTCCTGAGCCTTCATGATCAACGGTGATGTCTGTACCGCCGCCGCACCAGTGACCAAGCCGAGTGAGTGCTGTTTATCACCTTCTGACAGAGACGGGATATCTGAAATTACGAAGCGACGCCCGAAACCGTCCTGCTTGATGGCTACGTTACCAATCTGGAACAGGTTGCTGGCGTTGCCCAGCGTCTCATCCATAAAGTCGTTGAACGTTGCGCCATCCATCAGCCAGGCGATAATGCGGGAGTACGCGTCGCCGAATGGGCGGGTTCCTTTATTTAATCCACGCAGTGACGGTGCTTTGCCACTGGCTGTCAGGTCGGTAATTGCAGCAGCATTACCAGAGATGGCTGCTTTCAGTGCCGCGCCTGCTGTGTTCAGGTAATCCTGAAGCATAGCCTCTGCCGCCTGTGCAGAAACAACAGCCGCGGCCTCTGCTACATCTTTGCCCAGCCGCTTCATCATCGTCGGGGTAACAGATACCGGACCGATACGACCATCAACTTTAATCATTCGGTCAAGGATCTGCCCTAATTCCTGCGGAGTCAGGTTTCCTGAACCATACGCGTTACGGCGCTGAGCCAGACCGCCGAGCAGCTGCCACGATGTCTGTTCAATATAATCACCGATATGGTCGCCATCACCGAGAACCAGTGCGCCGCCGGATGCTTCGTTAAACTGCTGTACCGCCTGTGCTACCAGCTCGGTAGCCGCCAGAGAGACCTGGTGCTGAAAAATATGTAATGTCATAAATCTTATGCCTCTGAATTGTTTGCAATGATTTCACGTGCGCGATCCACCATTGGATTCACGCTTTTTGGTTTATCACCGCCTCCGGCATGTGATTTGTCTTTGCCGCCGTCACCTCCGGTTCCGGTTGCTTTGCTGCCAATAATCACCGGCGCAAATAACTGATTACTTCTGAATTCTTTTTCCAGCTCATCGATAGTCAGGGCTGATGGTTGTCCTGCCGCGTCCACCACGCGGGTTTTGCCTTCTTCAACAGCAAGTCGTGATTTAATGTGCGGCATAATCAGTGCAGCGCTGTCACCTGCCAGTTTTGCTGCCAGTGACTGTGCAACGTTATCAACCAGCAGGGTTCTCAGGCTGGTATCTTTTTCCTGCAACTGAGCCAGCAGTTCTTTTTCGCGGGTACTGAGTTTTTCAGACCAGCTTTTTTCCAGTGATTCGATATCGCCGTTTTTACGGGCCTGTTCTTCTGCTGCTTTCTTCGCTGCATCCTCAGCCTGACGGCGCTTTTCCTGTTCTGATTTCTTCTCAGATAACAGTTCATCAACCTTCTTCTGAAGGCCGGACACGTCCGGAATGTCAGGCATACCGTCAATCTGAATCTGGTATCCGTCACCGGATTCTTTGTACATGGCCTTCTGCTCATCAGTCAGCGCGTCAAATTCTTCTTTGGTTAATTTCCACTTAAACATCGTCAACCTCTGGTTTTGATGGTGTAGTCACTGACTACAGGTAATAAAAAACCCGCCGGAGCGGGTCATTTGAGTTCTATATCTGCCTTTCGGAAGGTATCGGGTATGATTTTCTGAAGTTCCCTCAGCGTCATCGGCCTGAAGTATTTATCGAGTTGCAGTTTTGCGAATCGTTCCGGTGATAACCCGCCGTCACGGAATAACTGCGCCCTGGTCTTGCCAAGAACAATGTCCTGCCTGTTCGCTGGCTGGCGGTAAAGCCACTCATAATAAGTTTCTTCGCCCCATTCAGAATTACCGACCGGCTTTGTGACAAATAAATCTTCATATTTCTCATCAAGCACAGGGAGTAAGCGGCTGCGGCAGTTAGGGTGAAGCGGAGGCCGTGGCCCATCACCAAGCGGATAACGGTTACCGGACAGCGAACGGCACACGGCTGATGTTTTGTTATCCAGTATTGCACTGAACTCTTCATATTTAATCAGGTCAGGATTTTCTTTGTAGAAGTCCGTAGCAGCTACGCTGTGCGCATGTTGCAATGTCGTTTTAGCGACAGTCTGAAACCCCCTTGCCACCCTGCCGACCACTGCTGCTGCGATTATCAGCGGTTCCGCTGAGGTTCCGTTAATAGCGGATTGCATGTCAGATATACTCCCGCCTGACGACAGCGATATCACCGCCTGATTTTCTATCTGTTGCACGGCTGTATCGGCCCACGACTCAATGAATTTGGCGAGAAACAGGGAGCTGTTCCAGCCCGGCAGAGAGAGAGGTATGTTTTGCACATCCCTGCGCACCTTGTCAGCATCAGCCGGATTAACGTCTTTTGCCAGTGAGTTGAATCCGTAATATTCAGCATCTGCCATCACCACAGCTGCGTTGATAATGTCATCAAGTAATCGGTCAGAATAACCAACAAGAACCGGCTTCAGTGCTTTTCTCAAGGCCAGTGCTATTGATTTTGCTCTGCCTACTGATGAAACGCTGCCGGAGAATCCTGATAACGCAGATGCTACAGCAGAGCGAATATCTGACACCATTTCACGCGTATCGGCAGTTGATGATTTAAGCCTTTCCAGCATGATCTGAATCATCAGTGCATTATCCAGAATGATTCCCGGCTGCATAATTTATACTCCCAGCATATTTGTTCCTCTGGTCAGCTCAAGCTCATCAACGATATCTTCCGGTTTCTCATCCTGCGGGACAAGGTTTACGCCCTGCATGTACCGGATAAAATCCACAATCCGCATGTTGCCGGACTGAACAGACGCCAGGAGCGCGGTAATTGCTGCCGAATCAAGCTGTGCAATATCGTATGTTTTATTAAGCTCCACAGAGGCTTCACCCGCACCGGCAAACTGAATGCAAAAATTCAGCGCCCGGTTAAATGTCTGCTCAACGTTACCGGCGCTCAGTGACAACACCGAGTTATCCGTCTGCGCCTCGTCCTGTGCCTGAGTCGCTGTTCTTGCCGACGAACCGCGCTCAACCAGTTTTGCGCCGAGCATTGCCATCTGTTTTTCACGGCGCTCAGCAACTGCAATTTGCATAGTTCGCTCTTCCGGCTGGGCGAACTTCATATCCCCACCCTGCGGAAGTAACACGCCTTTGCGGGAGCCGACAGTGAACCCGTCAGACATGTGATTTTTCACCCAGTCATCTGTCAGTCCGGACAGCGCAACCATCGGCTGACCTATCGTATGTGCTGATTCGGCAATATCTGCCTCAATCTGGTAATGTTTGATGTTCACATATGCGACATCTGCCAGCGGCGGCGCATCAGGGGTATGGTCGTTATTCATCGACCCAATCCACGACCACGGCAATTCTGAAAGGGGCTTCCCCTGCGCATCGGTGAGTTTTACCCATTCGCCGGGACTGATTTCGCCGTCTTTCTGCCACTGTCTGGAATGCGCATGCCCGTCAATCATCCGCAACTCAATCCAGCGATCCTGCATTTGCAGCTCAAAATCATCGGATTCAACCGGTTCCTGATATTTCACGACAACAAGTGATGTTTTCCCGCCGGTGACACGCCAGTTGATAATCTCTTTCGCCGTAAACAACCGGACGTACGGTCTGCCTTTGTCTGCCTCAGTCTGGATGCCTGACCCACTGAAATCACTGAGTAGCCCGGCGCGGCCACGCTGCAATACCTGAGATAGCGCATCACGGATCATCTGTGTCAGCGGCTGTCCCTGTCCGTCAATGTCCTTCTCAAGACTCTCTGTACCACCAGACATGCTGATTTTTACCGGCTTACTGAATGCGATACCGAGTAATCCGCTCAACGTACGTCCGGTTGCATTCAGGAACGATGCACGAAGAAGGTATTTTTTATACCGCTCACCATCATCGTTATCCTGTTTTTTATCTGCGGGGTGCGGCAGGTATTTTTCACCGCGACTTTTCACTACGCGCTCACCGTCAACGCAGTCCCCGATCATGTTCCATTCCGACAAAAATTCGGTGTATGCCGGATGTTTGTAATCCACGTTTGTATTCATGTCAGTTCCAGTTGAATGCCAGAGGTTTTGTCAGGCGTTTTGCGTTGCGGCGACTGACCGCGAAATAACGGAATCCGTCAGCGTCGTGTGATGTGTAGTCGTGAAGTGGCTTATCTTTCCAACAGCCGCGCTTGTCGTCCCACTCTTTACGGTAAGCCTCAAGGTGGGTTATGCCCTCGCCACATTTGTTCTCATCGAATATGCAAAGTGACAGGATTTCGCGCACTGCCTCAATACCCTCATCAACGGATAGCTTCGGCACCACCTCAAAGCGGATTGAATAAATCTGCCCGTCAATTTCGTACCCTTCACGCGCCAGTTCCCGGCGTGATTTCGCATCAGAACCAAACTCGCGGTTATCGATATCATGTGGCCCGTTGTGGCTGGCATAGTCATAGCCTTTGTCTTTCAGCACTTTCATGTAGTGCCGCAGACCTTCACCACTGTTTGAGTAGTGATCGATGATGTGGAATTCTTCACCGACTTCACGCACAAACCAGATTGAAGTGGAGTCACCCACACCGATATCCCAGTACGTGTGTACCGGTAAGTGTGAGTTATCAGGTATTTCACCAATACGTTTGTTTTCGTACAGCCAGCGGAATTGTTTGGCGTAGTACGCGCCGTCTACCGACTGCTGAAATGCTTCTGACGGTATCGACGGATATTCCCGCTTCATATCGTCGCCGAGTGTTTTTTCTTTGGCGTAGTACCAGGCTTTCTGCCGGTCAGTGACCGTAATTCCGTACTTACCGGATAGCTCATCAAAATAATCGGTCAGGCGCTGCGGTAACTGCTCTACGGGGTCAATTGCGTACTGCGGATTCTTCCACCAGGAGAAAAAGAAAAACTTCCAGTCCAGCGGAGATAGTGTTTTGCCCTGCATCAGGGCTTTTTCTGCAAGCTGACAGTA